CGGGTTGGATTGTCATAGAACCTGGGAGGCTCTCTATTTAGGCGCTATAATTATTACTAAAAAATCTAGCTTAGATCCATTGTATAAAAATCTACCAGTAATTCTAGTTGATAATTGGAATCAATTACTGGATTTGAGTTTTTCCACCAACCCATTTTAAAATTGGCTTAGGAATATGTATTTTATTAGTAAAAACATCTTTAACAAATTTGTTATCCATTTATAATTATATACAAAAAAATATATCAATTTTTTATAAATGTATAAAAAAATATATAAGGATTTTAAAATATCATAAATGACTATGACTACTATAAAAATAGACTATAAAAGCAATTCAACTGAATTATGTAATATTGGAAGAAAATATGATACAGATAAATCATCTCAGCGAAGTGATGTTTCTGATATTAGACATTGTCACCCTTATACATTATTTTATGATGACCTATTTAAAAATAAAAGGAATGAAAATTTAAAAATAGCAGAATTAGGTATATTAAATGGTAGTTCATTGCTTATGTGGAAAGAATATTTTGCTAATGCTGAAATATATGGTTTTGAATATAATGACAATTTAATAAATCATTTTAGAAAATCATATAATAATGAAAGAATTACTCTTTTTAATATTGATGTAACAAATAAAGATAGTATTGTTAAAGCCTTTAGTTATTTAAATATTTTGTATGATATTATTATTGATGATACAACGCATCAATTTGAAGATCAAATAAATGTTATTGAAAATACTTACCAATACTTAAAACCAGGAGGGATATTAATTATTGAAGATGTATTTAAATCATACAAAGAAGAAGATTACATAAATAGATTAACCCATATATTAGATAAATTTCAAGATTATTATTTTATAGAACTTGAACATGTTAATAGAATTTCAACTGGCTGGGATAATGATAAATTATTTATATTAATAAAAGATGGAGGCAAACCTATATTTACAAATAAATTAGATTTATCAATACCATAAATTATAGTTAATAATTTAATAAAAATTGATTTAAGTTAATATTTTTTTTATTAACTATAAATATGCTTGGTGGTAATAAACAAACAGAAATTATTCGCAAAGAAGGGCTTGATAAATTTTATACATTACCAGAATGTTCTAAAAAATGTATAGATAAAGTTTGCGAGCTTTATGATATAGCAGGATGGAATTTAATTATTGAACCAAGCGCTGGAAATGGTAGTTTTCTCAATCAAATACCAAGCAATAACAAAATTGGAATTGATATATTGCCAGGACACCAAAATATAATTAAGCAAGATTTCTTTGATTATTATCCGCCAGCAATTAATATTAATAAAAATATTTTAGTTATAGGTAATCCACCTTTTGGAAGAGTTAGTTCATTGGCTATTAAATTCTTTAATCATTCAGCAAAATGGGCAAATGTTATTGCTTTTATAATTCCAAGAACTTTTAGAAAAATAAGTATTCAAAATAGGCTTGATAATAATTTTCATTTAGTATATGATGAAGAAATTCCAAATAATCCTTGTTGTTTTTCACCTATAATGAGCGTAAAATGTTGCTTTCAAATATGGGAAAAAAAAGATATAAAAAGAGAATTAATTGATTTACCAAAAAAACACGATGATTGGGAATTTTTAAAGTTAGGCAAAAAAGATGATACCGGACAACCTACACCACCTTTAGATGCTGATTTTGCTATGCGTGCTTACGGTGGTAATATTGGTGAAATAAAAACAAATGGATTAAATAAATTAAGACCTAAAAGTTGGCACTGGTTTAAAACAAATATAGATAAAAATACACTAATTAATAGGCTATCACAATTAGACTATTCAAATAGTTTAAATACAGCAAGGCAAAATTCTATGGGGCGTGCGGAATTAGTTAATATATATTCGGAGTATTTAGATATTATCAACTCTGAAACTTAATAATTCATTCCAGCATTTATCTCCATACTTTGGGCGAATAGCATATTCTTTATCATTTGCTATATTTGATAATTCAATCTCTGTTATTTTTCCTAATTTTTGAACAGTTCCATGCGCATATCCTCCATATAATAATATCAACTTTTTAATATTATCTTTATTTAATTTAAATATAAATAATTCACCTTCATTATCTATATTATCTTCGCATAAGTAATATGCTGTTAATATATATACACAATCATGGTTCATACGCAATTGAACATAGTTGAATTTATTATTTTCTTTGCCTCCAGTAGATATTTTTAGCTCAAAATTAACTTGGTTATGCTGTAAATCACCAAGACATAGCGAAGCATTATTTTTTTCCATATTATATTTTGTTTTAATATAGTATTCAATTAATGGACCTGAAACTTGTCCTGATAATTGATTAATTTTACAATATATATGTGCACATTTTATGTTATCCTCTTTTATTATTTCTATTTTGTGATTACATTGTGATATTCCTAAAATATATTTTAGTTTTGTTTTAATTTGTTCTTCATCCATATTGTTTTCTTGATATTAAAACAATATTAAGAAATAGTCAATTTTTGTAACATTATTAAATATGTTCAGTTATTATAAAAATTGATAAACTTTATTAATAAAAATATTAAAGTCATAAACTTATTTTGTATCGCATAAATTGTTGATATACATAAGTTTAAGAAAGCAGAGAAGACCACTGCCGACACGCCAAAGATGTATTGTTACAAGTATCATTACATGAAAGATATGGAATTTTCAGGAGTATTTGACATATGTTGTAATCCTAAAAATATTGCCTATTATAAATATTTTCTATTTATTAAGTTTCGCGATTTGATATATATTGATATTAAAAACATAGGAAGTATTATCATACCTTTTGAAGAACTTATGAAAAATGAGTATTTGAAGATGTACTATGAGTTATCTATTCTGCTTATAGAAAACAAAAAACAAGTAATTGAAGTAATAAGACATGAAAAACATTATGATGAGAATTACAATAATTTAATATACAAAGAAGAAAGAGATTGGTTTATAAATAGTGTTTATTTTGTAGAAGACTTTTCAACGAAGATTAAAAGTGCGCAAGAAAGTAAATGTTATATATATTATAATATCAACCCAAATGATTTGAAAAATATGGAAGTTTCAAGCACAACAGATATTGCTTCATTTTACGAATTTTTCAAAATTAGATATAGATATGAGCAAGGAAAAGGTTTTAAAGATTTAGTTATTAATTATACTAATCTAATGCTTGAATACAATATTAAATTAATAGGAAAAAAAATTGAAGAAATATCATTTAGCCAAGAAGATGATAAAAATGTTATTAACCTTCTTGAACTTAATAAAAAAGAAGGCATGAACGCTGATATATTTCGTATATTATTTAGTAATATTCTCAGCAAAGATAAGCAAACTGAGTTTGCCAAATATATTGCGGTATAATATATTTTATATTTACATATAGTAATTGTATTTTATATATTTTTTTATTGTTTATTATTAGAAAAATATACAAAATACAATTAAACAAAAAAGATTAGATAAGGGAATAGTACAAGTAGCAATTCAAAATCAAGGAGGAAAAAAATTAAAAAAGAAAAAATAATTATTAAATATGTTCAGTTATTATAAAAAATGATTAACTAATTTAAAAAAATTATTAAGCTATAACATTGTGTTATATCGCAAAACTTGTTGATATACCAAGTAATACTTCCAGCAAATAAATTATACCCATCTTTTCAAACACCAAATAGTTAAATAACAATGGAATTTTCTGGTTTTACTATTATATATGAGAATTGTACGCTTAGTTATAGTTCTGATTACAATAATTTGCTATTTGTTAAATTTAATGACAAGGTATATATTAAGATTTTTGGTTATATATCAAAATCTATAATTTTAACTTTTGAAGAACTTATGAAAAATAAGTATTTGAAGACATATTATGAATTATCGCTTGTTGCTATTGGTAAGCCAAATATTGACAAGGATTATTATGAAAGTGATGACCCTAACTATGTTCTTAATATAAATGAAATAAATACACATATGTATGTAGATACTATGTATATTGTAGAAGATGCCTTGACGCATACTAAGAAAGCAAAAAAAGGTAATTGCTATTATTCTCTTGATATTGAAAAGATAAAAAATTTGAATGTATCAAATGATGATGAAATTGAAGAGTTTTTTACAAAATACAATAAGTTGTATGGTTTTAATAAAGAAAATTTTGAAGAAAAAAAGACACTCTACACAACACTGGTAAATAAATTGTAAATAGTAAAATAAGTATGTGTTATATATTTTTTTATTTTTTGTGTAGTGTAATAAGATATATAATGTAATAAGATATATATAAATATATATTATACATATACATATACATAATATGCCATCATATTTAGATATGCTACCAGAGGATACAATAACACATATATATAGAATGTTATATAAATCTATTATAATTGATATGAAAAAAGATAATAATTATAAAAATTTAAAATGTTTTAATAAGTTAATTGAAATAACTAAGAATCCGTATATAGATAATTTGAACTACTCAGATTTTCTTGTTAGTTCTTGTATAGATAAAATTGTAAAAAAATATACAAACTATAAAATAAAATATGATTCTAATAATTTTTATAATTCTTTAGTATATAATACATCTCTTTATTATAAATCATATTACATTAAATCATTAGATGTTGATATAAACAAGATAGAAATATATAATTTTTTTATACATAATTTATACAAAAGTAATAAGATAGAATTAGAATTATTTAATAATAAATATTTTACAACAAGTTATTTTACTGGAATTACAAAAAATATGAATAAGTACGGTTTTATTTTAGAGAAGGAGGGCTCATTTAGATGCTTAGCAGAATTATTTTATTATATAATAGATTTCCATGATTTTATAAAGCAAATTATATATATGAATATAGAAATTATTGAACAGATAGGAGGAATATTTAATTTATCAGAAGCAAAAAAAAAGGAGCGAGATAATTTAATTGATATATTAAACTATCATATAAATCATAGATATTTAGAAGAATTACTTTGTGATATTGAATATAAATGCGCTAAACCACAATTAGGAATTGAATTATAGATTATAGATAATTTTTGTATTATTCTATTAAACTTATGTTGCTTACAATAAATTTATTATAATAATCAATATCATTGCCTGATTTTATTAAATCAAATAAATTAGCAAATGATAACTCATATAACAGAGACACAGTATCTCTTACATTTATAGTCAAGTAAAACTTATCATCTTTTAAATATAAACTTACAGGGTCTTGTATTTTATGTGGTGTTCTGTCAGCAAGAATATTGGTATCAATATTTAAAACATCCAGTTTTTTTTTAGAACCTTGAGATTCAAACCAAGCATTTAATTCTTCTTTTATATCACATAAAAACATAACAGCTTTTGAAATATAGACTAATTCCCATGTATTAGTATTTAATAAAATAATATGTGTATAATGTTCCATCCAGTTTTTATAAAATCTATAGGCTCTTGAATGACATCCGCCAATGTAATAACCATCTTTGTAATGAAGTAAGTTGCTTCCTCCTCTTAAATAAGTAATTCCAGTATCAATTGGTAAGGAACAATTTCCTTGTTTATAAACAACATTACAAATTCCACTTGAATTAAAATCATATTTGATTATAATAAGTGGGTCATAGTTATATACAAAATATAATTGGTTATCTTTAACAAATGGTGCCCAATTTTTCTCTATATTGTTCTTTTTTATATTTTCTACTTGTAAAAATGTAGGTTTCCATTCATTAAAAGGTGTTATTCCTATACCATATTCTTGATTTTCATATGGAGATTCAGAAATAAACACAACATAAACAGTATTATTTAAAATAAAAATTCGGGGGTCACAAGCGCTAATATCAAAACCTTCTTCTCTATGATTACTCTGATCATCTCTTTTAAAATGTAATCCTATCATTTTATTATTTTTTTCTATTCTTTCGCAACTATAAGTTATACCATCTAAATAACATATAGCATTAAACATACAATAATTTACATTGTCATAATTTCCGGTAACATTATCTATATATTTAGAATGAATATCTTGACTATAATTATTTAAAAATAATTTTTTATTATATTGATTTTCATTTCCATAATCAATTCGTTGATGTTTAATTGTTAAATAATCATATTTACAACCTTCATATATTTGAAACGCATTAAATATTGACAATGCTCTTTCTGTATAACCTCCTATACTACCAAAATGTGTTTGATATGGTGGCATATTTGACCATGGATATATTTCATCAACTAATATTTCAAGCCACGCACATAATTTTTCATAAATTTTTACAGGATATATGTTAGTTTGTAAAAGAGACAATGGAATACCTTCTAATTCTCTAATTGTATATGTTTTACAAAAAAATTTATTATAGCTCTCAATCAAAAAATTTAGATTGAGAATATCACTGAACATTAAATAATTCCAAATGCCATTTTCAACTACATATCCTCCAACTGGTAATAAATAAATTGTATCTATATTGAGATTATCATATTTGCTATAATGTGTCATATCATATTGTGAAAAACCAACCATATCATTATTTTTATATAGCTTATTCCAATATACATGAAGATATGCGGATGTTTCCATATAGCCTCTTTTTTGTAAAAAAGGATTATATTTTTCTAATTCATATTCATAAATTACATTATCTTTTTTTTCATTATTTTTACAATATGCTTCGTTAACCCCAAAAAATATAAAATCACTATTGTCATCTCTTAAAAAAAATTCCCGGTGAAACACGCAATACATCACCATTTAGTTGATAATAATAACAATTTCATATAATAATGAATATAATTCTTATATAATATATATATTCTAATATGTTCTAAATTATATCTAAAATAATAAAAATTGATTATATAATTATTGATTAATAATCACGCGCCAACTTATTGCTTGTGCCCGTCTTGTCGCATTTACCATCAACAGCTAACAAGAACCAACAACAAACAAACTTGAAGTAATTTAAAAGACATACATATAAAACATCTGAAATGTCTGCTCCGTCTGCTCCGTCTACTCCTACTTCATCTGAATACATAGAATACAGTGCTGGCGCGCTTCAGTTTTCGGCATATCATTTTCATCACAATCGCGACCCATTCATCATCATGTTTATTAAAAAAGATAAAAATATTTATATTGAGATGATTAATCCGCATACGCATAGAAATAAGTATGTTCAAGAAATTGTAATGCCTTTTGAGCTTATGGAAAAAAATGAAAATCTTAAAAAATATTACAATATGTCAATAATGATGGTAAATACAGATAAAACCATCTATTATGATAAGATTGGGATAGAAACAGGGCAATTAGTGTCTAATTATGATACTGACAGTGAAGGCGAAGAAGGAGAAGAAATTGTATTGAGACGCTGGTGTATTAATTCTGATTGCGTTTGGAAGAATTTAAGAGTTTCTAAAAGGGCTAATTACAATTGCTATTACAATATTAATCCATTCACATATGAATATAATGTGAATACAGACAAAGAAATAATTAATTTTATGGATAGCTTTGATGCGTTTGCTAAATATAACAAAATATGTCCTCGTATAGAAAATATTATAGTTGCGAATTATAACTATCAACTCCGCTTGATTAGAAGCTAATCATATGATACATGCCTCTCAGATAATCGCAGAGGCGCATTAGATTGTAGTAATTGTAATGGAGGATTTATAATAGGTAAATCCGATTTATTAGGTTTTATACTATAATTAAATATTTCATCAGGTTCATTTATATCATAAATATTTCCTCTTAATGTTGAATTATATACTTCCTCTAATTCGGGTTCATATGAAGATGTATTATTATTACCAAGTTTACTATCATTATTGAAATTATTATTATCTTTAAGAATATCAATATTATCAATATTATATGTATAATTATTAATGTTATTTAAATTATTTGTTTTTTTATAATTTGATTGGTCCTTGTATAATTTAATATGGTCATCATCTACATTATATTTATTGTATTTAATAGATAGGTCACTGTTAATATTATTTATTGATTGCTGCTGCTGCGGTTGTATATTATTGTAATATAATATAATTAATAAAAATCCTATAAATACAAAAAATACAAGATAATATCCTCCATATTTCATAATAAATATTTAATTCTATAATATTATAATATTATAATAATATTTATTCATTTTCATTATCTTCAACAAACATTAACTTTTTTTTAGAATTATCTGTGTTACTATCATTATTTGCTTCGCCAACTTCCTCATTATTGTTTTCTGATTCAATTTTTGTATTATCAACGTAAAAGGATACATTATATTTATTGCTATTATAAAATTTTAATCTGGATGCTCCTTTTCTTTTAAATATTGAAAAATCATCAAAAATATCAATACATAATGGGGTATATTTTCTTTTTTCAGGAATTTCTCTTAGAATACGTCCAATAGATTGCTGAATATCTGAAATTGGGCTTGCAAATATTACTGTATTTAATGAAGGAACATTAAATCCCTCTGAAGCAAGTTGAAATGTAGCAAGAATTATTTGTTTTTCAGATGATATAGCAAGGTCCGACTGTTTCATACCACCTACATAAAATCCATAACTACTATTAGCTATATTATTATCAATAATATATTTTTCAATATCTTTTAATTGGTTTCTGCGTTCGCTTAAAATAAGAACACGTCTATCAGGTTCTTTATTTAAAAGTTCTTTCAATAAATATATAATATATTCTGTTCTTGGTTTAAAAGAACAGATGTTATTAATCATTCCAGCGCCATTTTCTTTTCCATTCCACATAAGTTTTACTGTTGAATAATCAATATGAGTTTCAAAATATTTATGAACTTGCACAATAACATCACAAAATTCTTTGTTTTTTAAAGTATATACTGATTTACCAATATAATATTCAAATACGCGACGCATGCCATCTTTTCTATTTAATGTTGCCGATAAACCAAGAATTATTGGATTGTTTAATTTTCGGAATGCTTTACAGAATACTTGCGCTCCTGTATGATGAACTTCATCAATTATTACAAAACCAATATCATCAAATATTCCAATATCATAGTCGCGCATCGCAAGAGACTGAAGAGAAGCAATCACAAAATCTTTGCCTTCAACTTCAACTTTTTTTTGTTTAATTATTCCAACCTTTGCTTCCGGGGCAAATAGTTTAATAGTATCTATAAATTGCTGATTTAGAAAATCTTTGTGACTTATAAACATTGTTTTTTTTTTTAAGGAACAAGCAATATATAGACTCATAATTGTCTTGCCAAAACCACAAGGAACTGAAATAATACCACCCATTTTAAGAGGGTCGCGAGCTGCTTTCAAAAAATTTTCAATAGGTTCTTTCTGAGTTTCTCTAAGAGTGCCAATAAAATTAATATTTATATCTTGGCCGCCTGTTAATTTACATAATGATGGCGCTCCATATTTTTGCAACCCATAATAACGGGGAATATATATTCTTTTTTCATTTTCACTATATAAGTAAAAAGTTAATTCGTCCGCTGATGAATTATTTTTTTTTGATGCGCCTATATCAAAATTAATTTTGGGAACCATTGTTAAATCCTTTTTAATACTTTCAAGTTTATATTCGTCTAAAGCTGATTTCAAAATACCATAACCATTTTTTGATAAAATTGAATACATTATTATTGCTAATAATATTTATACTTAAATAGATATATATATAAGTGTGTCAATTTTTTATATGGATTATAGGTAGATAAGTAATTAAAATTAATTATGATAATTGTTAATTCTTTAAGATTTTTAGCTATAATTTTATTGGTAATTATATTAATTGTTAAAGAATTACCTTTTAAACCTCTTTTTAAAGATGTAATGATTCAATTTTACTTAGCTGTAACATGTATGTTATTCCTATTACTTGTTGATAATATATTTGGTTTTATATTATCAATATGTTTATTATCAATATATTTTAGAATATATACAAGCGAATTTAATAAAAAAGAAAAGGACATAGAAATAGACAAGTATCAACATGAAAACTATTCTAATCTCCATGAAGATGATAAAACAATCCCTAAGGAACCGTCTAATGATAAATGTGAAATGAATATGGTTCATCTTAATTATGATAAGAAATTATCAATACCTACTGATGCATCAACAAATAATAACATATGTAATTCTCTTGTTCCTTATATTACAGAAGAGAACCTTTTAGCGGCACAAACAAATATAGTTAATCCATTAGAATATAATAATGAATTTTTTGGTGTAGATAAAGGAATTTATAATGAAAATGTATATGGTTCACAGGGATTAGATACTAAAAAATTTCATATTCGCGGATATGATATAAACAATACATATTTAGGGTCTCTTTCATATGATATAATATAACAAAATAAAAAATATAGATTATTATTAAGAGAAAAGTTTAAATAATGTTTGAAAAGTTTGTTTCAAATGAAGAAAATGACAAAATAGTAATAAAAACGTTTACTATTGTAGGTTTTTCCGCTCTTGCGGTTGTTATATGCGGGGCATTAGTATGGGCATATAACATAAGTGATAAAAACCAACATTTTTTTATATCAATATTATCATTATTTATGCTATTATATGCTATAATTATTATTTCAATAGTTGTAATTAATAAAGATAACTATGATATATTATCTTATTCTGTATTATTTGGTATAACTATATTTGTAATTTTCGCATCATTTTTCATTTGTATATTTTTCTTGTTTAAATATTTTAATGTATGGTCATCATCAAATAGAAACTATATTGACCCTAATTATAAAAGATTTGAACAGATTACTTAAATATATTCAAAAAATGATAGCACATAAATGATTAAAAATAATGATACCGATTTTATATATATATCAAAACTATTTAAGTTATCTTGTAAATATTCAGGTAATTTTTCATATATAATATTAATAATTCCAGAGTTATATATTATTAAAGAAACTATAACTAATATTAAGCTTTTTTTTGCGACTTCTATATCTAAATATGATGATATATTATCATATTTAGATATATTATGCTGTTGAGGCGGTGGCGGTTGCTGTTGTTGTCTTTGCTGTTGTTGCATCATTTGTTGTTGTTGCATCATTTGCTGTTGTTGCATCATTTGTTGTTGTTGGATAAGTTGTTCATTTGACATTTGTGGGGATGATATAGGTTGTCGCTTTGACATCATTAGTTCTTCTTGAAATTCGCTTAAAACATCTTGAACTAAAGGGTCATTTATATCATTTGAATCACCAGCATTTGATTGTTGTGTTTTTAGAGGTAATGTATTTATAGGCGTTGACATTATTATATTTATATCTATTGATATATAATATTTTCAATATAAATTATATTACGCAAATAAATAATTAAAATAATTATTTTATTAAGGGGGTCTTAATTACACCAACCGAAAAGAAAAGCAAAAATAAAATTGAACCAATTTATTTTAAATATTTTTTACCATATATCTTCTATTTAATTATCTATTTTATATTTTTTAGTATTTTCTTACCAATTGCTCCTTTTTTATCAACACATCTATTTGTTTCTGGATTTAGTATTTGTCCTTCAGGACATTCTTTAACTTTTGGTTTAGGCTTTACTTTGGGTTCTATGGGTTCTATGGGTTCTTTTGGTTTATCATCAACTAAGTTTTTAAGTATTTTCTTGCCAATTGCTCCTTTTTTATCAACACATCTATTTGTTTCTGGATTTAGTATTTGTCCTTCCGGACATTCTTTAATTTTAGCATTAACATTTGGAACATTTTTTTTGTCTTTTTCAGGTTGAGTCGCAATTCTTTTCTTTTGTTCATTAACATGTAAATATTCATAAGTATATATTTCAGGGATGTCCGCATAATTTTCAATTTTACAATTTAAATATTTAACCAAATCTGATAAAGATTTAGTTCCTTTATATACATTATGTAAATACATCTTTTTTTCTAAATATTGTTCATAATTAGAATTATTTAATTCTCTTGGTTTCTTGTATTTCTCTTCATATTTAATTTTTTTTTCTATAATAATATTATTTTCTTCATTCTTAAAATCAAAATATTCACTAATTTGTTTATTAATAATATTTAATTTCGCATTATCAGCATTTTTGTCATATATATTAATATTTAGAATGTTTTTTTCAATATCTTTTAATATATCCATTTACTAATATTAAGGATAAAAATAAAACATTAGTGTAATAAAATATCTTCAAACATGCTTTTGTAAAATGTTTGAAGACTTTCTTCGGGTTTTAATTGTTCTTCATAAATACTTCTTGGTATATATTTAACTACAACCTTGTCTTTTTTACATACAGATTTATTATTATAGTATCCTTGAATAATCATTATAGACCCTATAAATAATAAAAATATTGCTATTGCTTTCATTTCTTATTATTAATAAATAAGAAAATATTAGATTTATTATTCAATGCCAAGCTTTTGCGAACTCCACGCGTCAACTTGTTCAATACTCTTTTTAATTTCAGATAATTCAATCTCTTTATTATCAGTGTCTTCAGTATTTGCTACATTATTTATTACACCTTCTATAACATCTTCAGCGCCCTCAGCGCTTTCTATAATAACTTCATTTCCTTTTGAATTAGATGATGTATTAAAAAGCGAACTCTTTCTATTCTCAAAGACAACATCCTTATCATTCATATTTTTCTTATATTCTTTCATTAGAGTATTTAGTTGTGTTTCAGCATATTCTTGATTTTCTAAGGAATCTGGATTAGGAGACCATGGGCACCAGCAACCTACTTGAGCAATGTAAATATTAAACTTATTATCAAGTTTCTTAATAAACTCACTGCGAGTTTTGGCTTCATCAATTGTGTCAAATACACCTCTTACTTTGATTCCTCTAATTGAGGTAATAAAATTATTATCACGGTGATATGAAGTTTCAAGTTCTTCATTATTGACAGATTTAAAAAATCCATATTGTTCACTCATATCTTTTGGATTAAAAATATATGAATTATTTTCCTTAACAGAATCAACAAAGTCTTTTGAATCACTATATTTTGACGAGATACCATCCAAAAGTTCTTTCATATCAGCACTAAATTTAGTAATAAATTTATTAAACATATATGCCTCTTTATTTACAAGAACATCTTCAGGACTCAGAAAAGACAATAAAACAAAATTTTGCCCTCTGATAGGTTTATCTTCATCAAGATAATCAACTTCTTTAACACTTGTGACATTAGTACTTTCTTCTGTTGACATTATATAGTATCTTTTCTAATAATATAATATATTATAAATCTTATATATTTTTTATTTAAAAATGTTATTATAATAATACACTACCTAATTACTTTTTCTAAATACCTGAAAATATTTTATATTATAATAATAATAGTAATAAATTAAAAAATGGAATATTCTGTTGATTTTTGGGATGTTATAATAAGACTTCTTAAGTATGCTTTTATAGGTCTTATAGTTGCCTTTGTAGCACTCATATTACCTAATAATAAATTAGATTGGAGCGAAATATGGATGCTTGCTTTAACAGCTGCATTCACATTCTCTGTCCTCGACTTATTATCTCCTGCTGTTTCTGCGGAGGCAAGACAAGGTGCTGGCTTAGGTACAGGTTTTAGAATGGTTGGTTTTCCTAATGGAGTGTAAATTATTATAATGATGGTATTATTTCATAATTAAGTTCTAAGCATATTTTCTTCCATATTTGGTCTTGTACATATAGTTTTTCTCTACTTTTTAATAGCGGAAAATATTTGAGATATTCGTTTAATCCTAATATTTGAAAAAACTTATATAATACGTAACTATATGATAAAAAATTTTTTCTATCTTTCGGACAATGTTTTAAAAATGGTGCTTGAATATTTCTAAACATATTACATAATTTATCTTCAAGTTCTTGACTAAATTGTGGAGTAGGAATTCCATTTATCCTATTAATAATATAATTAATATGCTCATAATATTTATTTATTCTGAGCCGTTTAAGAATATCTCGCATTTTATTATATGTAATTGTTTTAGTATCAATAATCTTTTCTTTTTTTATTTCTGTTAAAATTTTTTCAAATATTTCATCAGGAATATCTGTGCTCTCCTTGCCTTGAACCTGATTACACCATTCCCTAAAATGATTGATACGTTTGTAACTAAAATGAGATGTATCCTTTGTATTCTGTTTTAATATAGGTCTATTCTGCTCTACCAAAAGTAATTCTTGATAACCACATATATTACATATAATGATAGCATCATGCTGTAAACATGTCATTTGATTTTTACAATTTTTACAAATTTCTATATCTTCTTCTTCAACATTTCTAACATATTTTTTATTTATTATAGACATGTATTTATCAACAAGAGAGCTTTTATCTATAATATTATCCTTATTAGCTGAATAATCATAAGTATTATTTAGATCACTATTTTTGTTTTGCTTATTATCGCTAATTAAATTATTTTCTATATTTAAATTATTAAGAGCATCTAAAACATTTATTGTTGTTGCTGAAACAGAGGAGCGTTTTTTTTTAGAGTCATTTTTATATATCTTTGGTTGTCTGCTTAGCAATTCACTGGAAGAAATACATATACCATTAGATATGGAAGCATGTGTATTACTTATATTAGACTGTTTTTCTACAGTATCATAATATTGAAATAATATATAACTTGTATTTTTATAATATTCAATTTCATTATATGAATCTAATTCTTTAATATTGTTTTTTAGTTCAATTATTTTCTCTCTTATAATAATATTGCTTGTCCATAAATTATTTATATATTCTTTATCTTGAATATTTTTAAAGGTCTCAATATTTTCCATAATAAGGTTTGATTGAAGTTCTAAATCACATAACAATATTTTGTAATTTTCTTTGTCTTTGTTTGTAAGCTCAAATTTTTTTATGATATTGTTGTGCATCGCATCTAATGTAAAAACCTCATTATTATCAGAAATATATTTTTTTTTTGATGATTTTTCTTTGAACATCTTTATAATAGAATAATTAATATTAATTTTTATATAATAAATATATTAATACATACATTTAATTCATATTTTTTTCTCCTCTAATAGTATAAAGAATATAGCGTAAATGGGTGGTGGTCTTCTTCA